ATACTTGGGAAGCAAATCCAATTTCACGCGCTAATGCTGGTGAAAGAGAAGATAATGAAGAGGCACCAGAGAAAACAGGTGTTGGTATTTTTAGAACTCCAACAGGAGAGAAAACCAAACTAAGAAAAGCAATTCCTAACGAAATTGCTAATATGGTTGGTGGACTTGCTGGTGGTGTCGGACAGGCTTTCAAAATCAAAGAACTCGGATACAAAAAGCCAGGATCAAGAGTAAATGAACAATTTGAGGATTCTAACATGAACGAAGAAAACGGAGAAGAAACAACAATGGAAACAACCGAACTTACCGAAGAGCAAATTCGTGAAGAACGTTTGCTCGCTATCAAAGAAGCGGTAAAGCAATTCAAGGGTACAATGAGAGAAGACGTTGATGCTCTATTCAACGGCGAATCATTATCCGAAGAGTTTCGTGCAAAAGCCACATTGATTTTCGAATCTGCTGTGACTTCTCGCGTTGAAAGCATTCTTGAACAAGTAATGCAAGAAAACGACGAGGTTCTTGCAACTGCTTACGATGAAATCAAAGATCAAATTACAGAACAAGTTGATGAGTATCTCAACTATGTTGTTGAGCAATGGATGGACAGCAATAAGGTCGCCATCGAGACAGGACTCCGTGCCGAACTCGCTGAAGACTTTATCTCTGGTCTACGTTCATTGTTCCAAGAGCACTACATCGAAATCCCTGAAGAGAAAGTTGATGTTGCAGAAACACTTGCAACAGAACTTGAACAAGCAGGTGAGTACGTTCAGTCAGTGCATGCACATGTTGAAGAACAAGAAGCTGTCATTGCTGATTTGCAAGAGCAACTCAATACAGTAAAGAAAGAAAAATCAATTGACAATTTCTGCGAAGGACTCACAGCAGTTCAAGCAGCAAAAATGAAGTCGCTCGCAGAGGGCGTGGAGTTCACCACAGAAGGTGATTTTGAAGAAAAGCTCGCAGTACTACGCGAGAACTACTTCCCAACTAAAGTACAAGTGAAAAGTGAGGTAAAGGAACTTCAGCAAGTCGCTCTTAATGAAGAACCAGAAGTAGAACAAACAAATAATATCATGGCTCGTTATGTTAAATCTATCTCTAAAACGGCTCCAAAAGCCTAATTCAATTAACTGAGGAAACACTATCATGTATATTAACGAAACATATGCAAAGAAGTGGGCACCAGTTCTTGATCACCCAGAACTCCCAGCAATCAGCGACCCTTACAAGCGCGCAGTTACTGCACTCGTTCTAGAAAATCAAGAGCGTGCCCTACAAGAAGAATCACGTTCAATGCAAAACCTATGGGAAGCATCACCAGCTAATGCCATGGGAACAGCAGGAATCAGTGGTCTTTCAGGCGCAGCGAGCTCGGGTGTCACAGGATTCGATCCAGTTCTTATTGGTCTAGTTCGTCGTGCACTTCCAAACCTAATGGCTTATGACATCTGCGGCGTTCAGCCAATGACAGGTCCAACAGGTTTGATCTTCGCAATGCGATCAGTGTTCGCAAGTGCATCTGCTCGCGCTGGTGAAGCACTATTCCAGGAAGCAAACACTCACTCTGGTAATGGTACAGTGACTGCATTCAGCACAGCTGTCAACCCAGGTAATGCAAACAGCGCAATATTCGGTCTTGCAAACACAGGTCAAGGCTTCACAACAGCCTATGCCGAAGATGCAACACTCGCATATATGGGCTTCCAGATCGATCGCGTTGCTGTTACAGCCAATTCACGTGGCTTGCAAGCATCATACACGCTCGAACTTGCACAAGACCTCAAGGCAGTTCACGGTCTCGACGCAGAAACAGAATTGACAAATATTTTGTCAACAGAAATTCTTGCTGAAATCAACCGCGAAGTTGTTCGTACAATCTATGCAACAGCAAACGTCGGTATCACTGGCGTAACGGCAAATGTTGTTAACCTTTCAAGCTCCGTAATCGGAGATGCAGGTGGCACATCTGGTCGTTGGCAGGTTGAGAAGTACAAGTCACTTCTATTCCGTATCGAACAAGCTGCAAACAAGATCGCAAAAGACACACGTCGCGGTAAGGGTAACATGATCATCGTTTCAACCGATGTTGCATCAGCTCTTGCAATGACAGGTCTTCTCGATTACAACTCAGCACTAACAAACAATACAAATCTCGTTGTAGACGATACAGGCAACACATTCGCTGGTGTGCTCTTCGGACGCATCAAAGTCTATGTTGACCCATATTCTGTCGCTGGCGCAGATTATGTTGTTGTTGGTTATAAGGGTGTAACACCTTATGACGCTGGCTTGTTCTACTGCCCATACGTCCCACTACAGATGGTACGTGCAGTTGATCCAACAACTTACCAGCCAAAGGTCGGCTTCAAGACACGTTATGGTCTCGTTGCAAACCCATTCGCAACAGCAGCTGGTCTTGGTGCTCTAACAGACGGTACAAACGTATACTACCGTAAGTTCCAAGTGTTGAATATCAGCCAGTAATAGTTTGCCAAACTTATAATAATAATAAGGCAAAGTGACTCGGGGTGGATTCGAAAGGATCCACCCCTTTTTATTTCCCGCTAAATAAATGAGTGGTATAGGAAACTGAAATGACAGCACTCACACGAAATCCAGTCAACACAGATTTTTTGCAATCGCATAAGTTTCAAATGATCTTTGATCGTATGCCGACTGTAACTTATTTCTGTCAAAGCGCAAATCTTCCAGGAATCTCTCTAACAGAAGTTCAGAGATTTACTCCATTCATTGATGTGTTTCATCCTGGTGAGAAAGCAATCTATGACACTTTCAATGTTCAGTTTCTTGTGAATGAAGATATGAGTTCATGGTTGGAAATTCACAATTGGATTCGTGGTGCGACCTTTCCAACAGACTTTAAAGAATACCGCGATCTAGCAAGAACGACAAAATCAGGCTATGATCAAAGTCTTGCTAATAACAAACGTCCAGCAGTATATACAGATGGAACTCTAACGATTTTCTCAAATAAAAACAATCCAAGGCTTCGTGTTAAATTCCACGACATGTTCCCAACTTATCTTGGATCTATCGCATTTAATGTGGGAGACAACGCTGAAAGCACGATCACTTGCGATGTGTCTTTTAGATTTACTTGGTATGATATAGAAGTATTGTAGTTTCGTTCAAACCAGACATAGTCATTATAACAACGATATCAAGTTTTGTCAACCATTGTCTCGTTTGCTTTTTGATTTGAAATATAGTATATTATTGGCATGAAAATAGAAACTCCACCTCTCGAAGAATTAATGTTGCAATGGGAAAGGGATTCCGAAGTTGATATTACGGAACCTGGAAAAGAAATTCTCCGCATTCCTTCGCTTCATAACAAATACAACAAATACTTGTCACTCCACAATCTTGCTGCAAAGAGAGCAGGATTGGAGTATGACAAACTCAAGCGTATGAAATGGATGTACTACAACGGTAAGTTAGACCAAGATGAATTGGATAAACTTGGTTGGGAACCATTTCGCTTTACTCTCAAATCTGACATCCAAGTCTATCTTGATGGCGATGATGATCTTGCTAAACTCAAGCGCAAGAAAGCATACCATGAAGAGTCTTCTGCATTCTGCACCAACGTCATGAAAGAACTTAATAATCGTACATGGCAGTTAAAAGAATACATGGGATGGGAGAAGTTCATTCAAGGTGCTAGATGATAATTGAACACGTTGTCGTTGAGAAAACCGATAACATTTATGTTCAGGTTCATGCTGAAGATTCTATTCTTCAAGAGATGTCTGAGTTTTTCACGTTCTCAACTCCAGGATACCAATTCAGTCCAGCATTTAGGAATCGACACTGGGATGGTAAAATTCGTTTGCTTAATTTGCGCACAAAGCAAATTTATGCAGGTCTTGTTGGCTATATAAAGACTTTCTGCAAGCAACACAATTACACCATTGAGGTCCTAGATGAAGACAAGGAAGTCTTTCCGATCGACACGAAGAATCTATCAACTGCTCTCTCGCTTCCAATGGAGCCAAGAGATTATCAGTTACTTGCGTCTAGCGTCGGACTTACAAAGAAAAGAACTGTACTCGTATCACCAACCGCGTCGGGGAAGTCGCTTATAATCTACATGATGATTCGCCACCTGTTGAACACAGGTAAGAAGCGCGGATTATTGATTGTTCCTACGATTAATCTGGTTACACAAATGCATTTTGACTTTAAGAATTATTCCAGCAATAACGGCTGGGATGTCGAGAAGTATTGTCAGAAGATTTATGGTGGCGAGAGTAAGATACCAGATAGTGATTTGATTATCTCTACATGGCAGTCAATCTATGACATGCCTAAAAAATATTTCACACAATTTGATTTTATCATCGGTGACGAAGCACATACGTTTAAAGCCAAGTCACTGACTGCGATCATGACCAAGTTGATCAATTGTGATGTGCGCATTGGTACAACAGGAACACTAGATGACAGTAAAGTAAACAAACTTGTCCTTGAAGGTTTGTTTGGTCCTGTGTTCAAAGTTATCTCCACAAAAGATCTGATTGAAAGAAAGCAACTTGCTAATTTCAATATCAAATGCATCGTATTGAAATATCCAGAGCCAGTATGTAAGATTGTAAAGGGATTTACATATCCAGAAGAGATGAATTTCCTCACACAGCATGATGGTCGCAATGAATTCATTGCAAATCTCGCAATCAATTTAAAAGGAAACTCGCTCGTCTTGTTCACATACGTTGAAAAACACGGCAAAGTTCTATATGATTTGCTAACTGCACGTGCAAATGGTCGAAAAGTATTTTTCATTCACGGTGGTGTTGAAGCAGAAGATCGTGAAGCAGTGAGGCATATCACTGAACAGGAAAACGATGCGATAATTGTGGCAAGTTACGGAACGTTCTCAACAGGTGTGAACATCCGCAACCTACATAATATTATATTCTCCTCCCCAACAAAGAGTAAGATTCGAGCATTACAATCAATCGGTCGTGTGCTGCGCCTTGGAGAGAATAAAGAAGCAGCCACTTTATATGACATCGCAGATGATTTGAGGTATAATAACCATAGCAATTTTACTTTGAAGCATTATGAGGAACGAGTGAAAATCTATAGCGAAGAAAAGTTCCCATTCACAACAAACAATGTAAGAATAAATTAATGTCAGAACAAAAAGAATTAAAATTTGTACGATTTAAAATTATCCCAGAAGATTTGATTGGATGGGTGACTTATAAGGATGAATGTATTATAATAGAGACACCACTGCGCGTTGAAGTGGAAACTCTTTTTGATGAGGGTCGCCAAATCCTTGTAATGCAAGAGTATCTCCCTCAGTCGATTATTGAGATGCGTGAAGTTGAATTTGCTCTAGATGAAGTATTGTTTTGCACTCCTGTCAGAAAAGAGTTTCATGAACAATACGAATATGTTTGCGATTTCTTCTACAACAATACTACAAAACTACAAGATATTTCGAAGAAAAAGAAAAAATCTGTTAAAGAACAAACAGAGAATCTTGAGAACGTAGTCTCAATTTTAGAAGCATTGAAATCTAAAAAGGACAAACCAATACACTAATTTATGCCATCACACTACATCAACAATAAAGATTTCCTTCGGGAAATGACAAAGTATCGCCAGTCGATCCGTAAAGCCAAACGACAAGGACTTCCAAAGCCACAGATTCCTAGATATGTGGCAGAATGTTTTATGAAGATTGCCGAGAATCTATCTCATAAACCAAACTTCTTGTCGTATACATTTCGCGACGAAATGATTGCAGACGCAATCGAAAACTGTGTGATGTATGTGGACAATTTTGATCCAGGTAAATCAAGCAATCCGTTTGCCTATTTTACTCAGATAGTATATTATGCATTCTTACGCCGCATTCAGAAAGAAAAGAAGCAGTTATATGTCAAGTACAAGGCAACGGAAACTGCTGGTATTCTTGATGAATTTGAATTGAATGAAAATGAAGACGGAACTTTTAGGCAGTTTGAATTGTACGAAAACATTTCAGAGTTTATTGTAAACTATGAAAATGCTCGTAAAGAGAAAAAAGCCAAGAAAGCTGGACTAGAGAAGTTTGTAGATGAAGATAGCAATCCTCGGTGATACTCATTTTGGTATGAGGGGCGATAGCATCGCCTTTCATAATCATTATCGTGAGTTTTATACCAACCAATTTTTCCCATATCTTTTAGAACATGGAATTACCACCGTCTTTCAGTTGGGTGACTTATTTGATCGTAGGAAGTATATTTCTTTTCAGTCTCTTGCTCTTTGCAGGCGTTACTTTTTTGATCAATTTGCTCGTTACGGGATAGAGTGTCACACTCTACTTGGCAATCACGACATCACCTTTAAAAATACTCTTGAAGTCAATTCACCAGAATTACTTTTAAGAGAATATGAGAACAGCATATTCGTTTATAATGAACCTTATGCTTGGAATGGTATTGACATCATTCCTTGGATTTGCAAAGATAATGAAGATGAAGTCTTAGATTTCATCAAACGTAGCAACAACGAAGTTTGTTTTGGTCATTTTGAATTGCAAGGATACAAAATGGATCAAGGCACCATCTGCCATGAAGGTATGGATGCTTCTATTTTATCCAAATATGATCTTGTTCTTTCTGGTCATTTTCATCACAAGAGTAACAACGGCAGCATCATCTATGTTGGTACTCCAGGTGAAATGACTTGGATGGATTACAATGACGAGCGCGGTTTTCATATTTACGATACAGAAACTCGCCAATTGGAATTCATCAAAAATCCATTGAGAATGTTCTACAAGATTCATTACAACGATGATAACATGTTTTACAATGATATCATCAATGATGATTATTCTCATCTTGCAAATAAGTATGTAAAGGTTGTTGTTGAAAAACGAAACAACACATTCTTGTTTGATACATTGATTGATTCTCTCACAAAGGTAAGTCCACTAGAAGTTTCTGTTGTCGAAGATTTCGCATCAATCACTGACTCAGTAAACGTTGAGGTTGATCAGGCAGAAGATACAATCACAATCTTGAATAAGTATGTGGATGGGTTGTCTTTGCCTGTAGAACCAGATAAAATCAAAACAGTGCTGCGCGATGTCTACAACGAAGCATTGTCTATGGAGACTGCGTGATTACATTTAAATCTGTTCGGTACAAGAACTTTCTTTCAACAGGAAATGTCTTTACCGAAATCAAACTCAATGAGAATGCGACAACACTGATTGTTGGTGAGAATGGTGCAGGTAAATCAACATTCCTGGACGCCATCACATTCTCATTATTTGGTAAACCATTCCGCAATATCAATAAGCCGCAACTTGTAAACTCAATCAATGAAAAAGATTGTATTGTAGAAGTTGAGTTTGCAATTGCAAGCAAGCAGTATAAAATCATTCGTGGCATCAAGCCAAATGTTTTTGAGATTTATATCGATGGCGAATTGCTAAACCAAGATGCCAAGAGCAAAGACTATCAAGAGCAATTAGAAAAATTGATTCTGAAGATGAACTATAAATCGTTCACTCAGATCGTTATCCTTGGCTCAACTAACTTCACTCCATTCATGCAGTTATCTGCCTCTGATCGCCGAGCAGTTATTGAAGATTTGCTTGATATTCAGATCTTCTCATCAATGAATGTAATTGTTAAAAACAAACTTCATACACTGAAAGACGAAGCAGCACAACTCAAGATTCAAATTGACAATACACGCGATAAAATTGAACTGCACAAGAAACATCTTGATGAACTCAAGAAGAATACGAAAGAAATCGTCGACGCAAAGAAACAAGAAGTGAACGAAAACACGGCATCACTCTCTGATCTCGAAACCGAAGCAACAACAAAAGAAACTGAAATTGATAATCTATTGTTAAAAGTAGAAGACGAAGATACAACAACGAAAAAATTTAACAAACTAAATCAACTTGAAGCCAAGATTGAAGGGAATATTCAGAAACTCGAGAAAGACATTGAGTTCTATTCTGTAAATTCGACTTGTCCAACCTGCGATCAGGCTATCAATAACAAAGAAGAAAAAGTACATACGTGCAACTCTAAAATCACAGAACTAAACGAAGGTCTAAACAAACTGAAGGAAGAGAGTGATGCCGTTCTACACCGAATCAATACCATCAAAACAACACAAAAAGAACTCAAGACTTTTGAACAAGACCTTGTGCGGATTAATACTTCTCGCAAGCAGGTTCGAAACTACATTGCGAAACTTGAGAAGGAAATTGCTGAAATAGAAAGCAAACCAGCAATGAGTGATGAGTTCAAGGCACAATCAAAAGAGTTACTCAACGCACTACAATCATTCAACGAAAAAAGAAAAGAAGTATCTGAACAAACGCAAAACTATGATATTGTCGCGCAGTTGCTTAAAGATGGCGGGATTAAGTCGAAAATCATTAAGCAGTACGTTCCAGTTATAAACAAACTGGTAAATAAGTATTTGGCTGCGATGGACTTCTTTGTCAACTTCAACATTGACGAGGAGTTCAAGGAGACCATCAAGTCTCGTCACCGAGATGATTTCAGTTATGAAAACTTCTCAGAGGGTGAAAAGAAACGTATTGATCTAGCACTGTTGTTTACCTGGAGGTCGGTCGCCAAACTAAAGAACAGTGTCAATACCAATCTTCTCATCTTCGACGAGGTCTTTGATGGTTCTCTTGACATCAATGGTACTGAAGAATTTATGAAGTTGATAAATATGATGAATGACAATACAAACATCTTTGTGATCACGCACAAGTCTGATCAGATGATTGATAAGTTCAAACACACAATTCGTTTTGGTAAAGTAAAGAATTTCTCACAGGTGATTTAACATGGGTAAATTGGTCAAATATTACAATGGCAATTTGATTGAGTATGATGTTCTCAAACTTGTTGATTTTTATGATCCAATCCTTCGGCAACCAACTACTCCATGGGTTCATAAAGATCATTCACCAAAGGAATGTGAGTATATTACATTCACACTCGTAGAAACGCTCAAAGAACTTGGTGGAGTTGGATTGTCAGCCAATCAAATTGGACTACCACACCGTGTTTGTGCTATTAACATGGGCAATGAAATCTGGACAATGTTCAATCCAGAGATTATTGACCATGGAATGGTGCCGTCAAAATATTCAGAAGGATGTTTATCATATCCTGGATTGTATATCAAAGCACCACGATATGATCACATCAAAGTTAAATTTCAAGCAGCATATGGTCAAGATCTTGTTCAAGAGTTTGATGGACTGACTGCTGTGTGTGTTCAACATGAGATTGATCATTTGAATGGAATCGTTTATACTGATCTCATCAGTCCGATTAAATTAGAACAAGCCAAGAGAAAAGTGAAGAAGAATCTAAAGAATATGAAGAGATTCCAAATGCAACAAAGCATTCTTGCTGCTCAACAAGAAATGGAAGTTGAGGAATCATCCCCGACAATTAAGATTCTAGACACTCCAGTCGACACACAGGATAAGCCACAGGCATTTGTGTATTCTACAGGTTGACGTAAGTTATTGATTTTATTCAGGTTTTAACCTGTTGTCTTTTCAGCCGTTTTGTTCGATAATGGTTCTATGAAAACGAATTTACAGGCTTCCAAGTCGATCCTCGCGAAACTCCTCGCGAGCGAGAATATTACAGTCTCGCACCAGAGCGTCAAGACAGCATATTTCGACCTCAAGAATCGCACGATGGTTCTTCCTGTCTGGAAGGACATGGACGGCGACTTGTATGACCTTCTGACTGGTCACGAAGTTGGTCATGCTCTGAACACTCCGCAGCAGGGCTGGCATAATGAAGTTGCTGCAACTGAAAAGAAATTCAAAGATTTCTTGAACGTCATCGAAGATGCGCGCATTGAGAAACTGGTCAAGCGCAAATTCCCTGGACTTTCCAAGTCTTTTGCGCGTGCATATGCGTCATTGTATGAGCGCGACTTTTTCGGCATCAAGAAACTCGAAGACCTCAACACTCTGAACCTGATTGATCGCATCAACCTGCGCTTCAAGATGGGTTCACATGTCATTGTTGAATTCAATGACTTTGAGCGCGAGATTGTTCGCGAAGTTGAGGCTGTTGAAACATGGGATCAAGTTGTTGATATTGCTCGTCGTGTGTATGAGTACACGAAGCAGAATGAGCAAGACAAGATTCAGAACAAACAAGACCTTCAAGATCAGATGCAAGAAGAGCGTCAGCAGGATCAAGAAGATTCTGGCGAGTATGACGATGCTGACGATGATTCTGATTATGAAGATGACATCGACGGTAACGATGACTCTGACCTAGACGAAGAATCAGACGGCACTGACGCTGAAGATTCACAAGATCAAACTGAGTCTGATAAAGAAGATTCTGACGACAATCAGTACAGTTCTGGTGGCGACACTCCTGAAGAAGATGACGATGAACCGCAGTCTGTAACTGACCGCAGTTTCCGTCAGCGCGAGCAGGAATTGGTCAACGAGACTGGCAAGATCTTCATGTATGAATTGCCTGATGTTGTTCTTGAGAATATCATTCTTCCGAACACGGAAGTTGTGAATGATCTTGAGAAATTCTTCCGCGAGCAAGTTGCTGATCCGACTCGCACTTATGGTCAACATGGTGTTCCTTACGATACTGTTGTTCAGAAGTGTGTGCGCAAGTTCAACACCAACAACAAGAAAGTCATCATGCATATCTTGAAGGAATTCGAGATGCGCAAGAAAGCCAGCGAGTATGCTCGAACACAGACTGCTCGCACTGGCGAGTTGAACATGAACGTGCTTCACAAGTATCGTTTCAGCAATGATCTCTTCAAGAAAATCACTGTCGTACCGAAGGGCAAGAATCATGGCTTTATCATGTTCGTTGATATGTCTGGTTCGATGCACGATATTCTGCGCAATACGATTGAGCAGATGCTTGTGCTTGCTTCGTTTTGTAAACTTGCAAAAGTTCCGTTTGAAGTCTATGGCTTCAGCGACGACTGCTATGGTAACAGTAAGTTGCGCGGGATGGTGAACAAAGATCGTTTCGTGTCTAATCGTGCTGTTGACATGACGATGAGCAGCAGTTGGTTTCATCTCAAGCATCTGATTGGTTCTTCGTTGTCGCCTGTCCAGTATCGTCGTGCTTTCAATGCGATGTGCGTTGTTGCCAATGAGTATGGTCGTTGTTATGGATATGGATATATGCCCCAAACCAATCAGGATGAAGATCATGGTGGCTGGTCATATAGTTGGGATTCTTCTGGTTTTGGTTTGAATGGCACTCCGTTCCTCGAAACTCTGCTTGCTTCTCGTGGAATCATTACTGCATTCCAGAACAAGCATCAGTTGGATGTTTGCAACGTTGTGTATCTGACTGACGGTGAGGGTGGCAACAATCTGTCGTATCCTCATATGAGCAGTGAGTCTGGTTTCTATGACGATCGTCGCAAGTCTGTTGTCTATTTGATTGACAAAAAGACCAAGAAGAAAGTCAAGTTGCCAAATTTCCATTCTATGCAACCTGCGATCACGGAGTTGGTTGCTGATGTGACTGGTTGTAAACATATTGGTTTCTATGTTGGCAACAAGAGAGGCATTCAGCGTGACATGAAGCATTTTGTTGCTGATAAGTCTCATGTTGAACAAGATGCTGCCAAGAAAACTTTCCGCGAGCACAACTACTTTGTTGTTGATCGTCTTGGTTATGACAAGTATTTCTATGTTGCTCTTCCGAGCACCAACATTGTTGACGAAGAACTTGCTATCACCAGCAATATGAACAAGAACAAGATGGCTCGCGAGTTCTCCAAGACTGTGGGTAGCAAGAAGAGCAATCGCCTCCTCCTCACGAAACTCGCCGAAGAACTGGCGGTGGCGTAAGTTGTTGATTCTATTAGAGTTTTTACTGTTGTTTCCTGTGTATTTTTAAGCGATAATAGTCGTATAACGTTGATAATGGAGTCTGATGTGAGAAAGCCGAATTACGATATGAGCGCGAAGATTGAGATTCTTGAGAAGTTGCATGCGCACTTCGACAAGGATGTGATCTCGTTGAAGGAATTGAATTCCTATTGCGAAAACAAGAAGAACGGAGTTGAGAATTTCCCATACTTTATTTTGCGCGAGCGCAAGGTTGGTCGTGGTCAATTCAGTATCGTTCCGAAGAATGTTGGTTGTGTGACTCCTGCTCCGAAGCAGACTGATGAAGTTCCTGTTGCTGCAGCCGCAATGGTTGCACAGGTTGTGAGCATTGCTTCTCGTCGTGCGCAAAATGTCACCGAGTCGTTTGTGCCTGATCGCAACGAAACGTATGTTCCGTTCGGCTTCTACAACGACATGCGTGACATCATCAAGTCGCGAATTTTCTATCCCATCTACATCACTGGCTTGTCAGGTAATGGCAAGACGATGATGATTGAGCAGGTTTGCGCATTCTTGAAGCGTGAATTGATTCGCGTCAACATCACGAAGCGCACCGATGAGTCTGATCTCATTGGTTCCTATGAGTTGGTTGATGGAAACACGATCCGTCGTGAAGGACCAGTGATCACTGCGATGCGTCGTGGTGCTGTGCTTTTGCTTGATGAGTGCGATCTCGGCACGGAAGATATTCTGTGCTTGCAGCCGATTCTTGAGGGCAAGCCATATTTCGACAAGAAGACTGGTGAAGTCGTCCACCCTGCTGCTGGCTTCAACGTGATTGCGACTGCAAACACGAAGGGCAAGGGCAGCGACGATGGTCGATTCATTGGTACAAACTTGCTCAATGAAGCATTCCTGGAACGTTTCGCCATTACTGTTGAGCAGGAATATCCTCCTGCCAACACAGAGCGCAAGATTCTTGAGAAGAATTTCGCTGTTCTTGGTATCACTGACACGACATTCATTGACCGTCTTATCACGTGGGCTGAAGTCATCCGCAAGAGTTTCTCGGATGGTGCGGTTGATGAAGTTATCTCGACTCGTCGTCTTGTGCATATCAGTAAGGCATTCTCTATCTTCAACAATCGTTTGAAGGCAATCGAGATGTGCTTGAACCGATTCGATAGTGACACCAAGAATGCATTCTTGGATCTCTACACAAAGGTTGATGCGGAGGCAACTCCTGCTCCTGCTCCTGCTGTTGTGGATTGGAATGACATAACGATTGAGCATAACCAATCGACTTTGTCTACTCGATTCTCATACAAGGGTGAGTCTGTGGAATTCTCAGAAAAGGAAATGTATGAGTTCTATAAGCAGGGTCTCACAGAGGAAACCATCAGGGCACGAGTTCTTGATACTCTTAGCATCATTGTTGCGGCGAAGGGAGTGGAGTAATGGAACTGCAAGAAAAGGTGAATGTGTTTCTTGACAAACTTCGCGAGTCTGGTGCAACCAATATGTTTGGTGCTGCTCCTTATGTCTCTGATGCTTTTGGTGTCAGCAGGAATGAG